GTATAGATCATAGGCCAACAGATCTGGTCTATGTTTATATTGATTTTCAATCACATATCTAAAATCGTCCGATTCGGCAGGCACCGGTCTAATTTCCAACAATTCTAGATAAAGATTGTTTTGTTGGGTTGACGTCCAAGGACTTGATTTAGTATATGTTGCCATATTAGATATATCCTACGCTGTCTGCAGCCTTGCCTCTTGAATAGTCCTGCAGACTGAATTTTCTCAATCTACGTCTGTTGTATATCGGTGACACTGTAACTGAGATAGTGCTCATTACAGGTACCCATGTATTGGTTCCGAATGTGTTGCATTTTATATAGTTAACATCATCTTTGAGATCCACAGAGAACGATTTAACCACCACAGGTACTTTGTCAAATACGCTGGATCCGTAGCCTGTTAGATTGCAGATGATCGGCGGATTACCTGCATTTTCTCCTTGGCCAAAAAACATTTTAGTTGCTGTCTTAAAGAATGTAGTAGCTGCGATCCAATAAGCTGCATCAGTTTCAGTTTCGCAACTGAATTCACCGCTGATTGTAATGTCATCTATCACGCTATTTTTGTATGCCTGAAATTGATAATTGCTGTGTGTAGCATCTATAGTTTGATAATTTGCTTTTGTTGATACAGTAATGTTTGGAGTATAAGGCCAAACCACTCCACCAGTATTTTGTAAAAGTTTGAACAACGGACTATTAAACAGATTCCATTCTGCATTGATTCTCACACGCCAATCATTTTTAGCATTAGGTTGTAGTTGAATTTGACTTCCTTGTTGTAGAAATAACTCTGCACCTGCTGGAAGGTTAGCACCTCTTTTAAGGCTTAGAAAATTATTCAACATACCTGCTGCTGAAGATATCTGTCCGGCTAAGCCCTGTACCCCTCCCGCAAGATTTCCGCCTGTTAATTTATTCAGTGTACCTGATATATCTGCAGTAATATTACTAGTAGATCCTGCTACTGATTGCAGTGTAGATATACCACCAGATACTGTGCTTTGTATGGTATTACCAATGCCACCCAGGGCTGTTCCAGCACCTGCAACAAAGTTACTGGCTCCACTTTTAAGTGTGCCAAAAGCACTACCTGTGCCTGCAGTTAACCCATTAAGCCCACTACCAATTTCTCCGCTGAGTCTAGAAATAGTTGCATCAAGATTGGCTTTAGATAGTGCATCACCTACCTGAGGTATGGCTGCTTGAGCTTCGTTAGTGGCTTTTGATATAGCTTGCGAGGATGATGTGATCAACTGTGCTAAAGGATTTATAGATAATGCCATTTTGAGTAAATATTCTCCGTTATACTCTATTTATTCTTTACAAAATGTGCTATTATAATAAGTAATAGGAGAATCACATCTAATGACACTGATACCAAAAATAAAGTACCTAACCAACAAAGATCTATTAAAAGAGATCCATCGCAGCAAAAACACATATTGTTCATTCACAGACAAAATCTACAGCGACTACGATTTAATCGTTAGTAGTCTAGAAAAACTCAATATTAGAACTATCGCAGAAGCCAAACGTAATCGTGCATCTAGAATGAGTAAGATCGCACACGAAGCTGCTATGATTGCAGGTGGTAAAAAATTACCTGCCAAAGAATTCGAAATAGACTACAAAAAAATCTCCAAAGAAGACCTAGTGTTCCGTATCATGACCTTTGAACACATACCCTTGGCACCGGGTCGCAAGAAAACTTTAAAAAATACCGCAGACAGTCACGATAAAGTAAACTTTCCACCGTTCCAACATTGGAAGTTTGATGACAAAGGCAACTTGATCTGTGTGGGTAAAAGCCATTGGAAAGGTTCTTTAGACGCAGGTGTGTTTTCAAAAGATCACGGACAAATGACTGATAATTTGGCTCGTATGTTTTTGAAACTGTGTGAAAGATATGCTACCCGTGGTAACGTTCGTGGCTATACCTACAACGACGAAATGCGTGGGCAAGCTATTCTTCAATTAACTCAAATAGGACTACAATTCGATGAAAGCAAGTCAGATAATCCTTTTGCTTACTATACTGCTGCTGTTACTAATTCATTTGTTAGAATTATCAACATTGAAAAGCGCAATCAAAACATTAGAGACGATATTTTAGAAATGAATGGTATGAATCCAAGTTGGACAAGACAGAACTCCGGCGGTGGTCCGGCGGTGGGTCCTGTTACTGTGACAACTGGGGATGATGATTGACCTTTATAATAAAAGAGTTTAAAATATATCTATGAGTCTATTTAAAAAGGTAGCGTGTTTCACTGACATTCACTTTGGATTAAAAAGCGGTAGCAGAATCCATAATCAAGACTGCGAAGATTTCGTCGCTTGGTTTTGCGAGACCGCGAAGCGGGAAAATTGCGAAACAGCAATTTTCTTAGGGGATTGGCATCACAATCGATCAACCACTGATGTTTCAACTATGAATTACACAGTGAGTAATCTAGAGCGGCTGAGTCAGAACTTCGAGAAAGTGTATTTTATCTTGGGCAATCACGATTTGTTCTACAAAGACAAACGTGAAATCAACTCCGTTGAGTTTATGCGATTATTTCCTAATGTGATTCCAATCAAAGAAACACTCACAGAAGGAGATGTCACTATCATGCCTTGGCTAGTAGGTGAAGAGTGGCGCACAGTTTCTAAAATCAAAAGCCGTTATGTGTTCGGACATTTAGAGTTGCCATTGTTCTATATGAATGCTATGGTGCAGATGCCAGACCACGGACAGTTGCAGGGCGATCATTTTGTGAATCAAGAATATGTGTTTTCAGGACACTTTCACAAAAGACAATCCAAAGGCAATGTCACATATATTGGCAACGCATTTCCACACAACTACGCAGACGCAGGCGATGACGAACGTGGTATGATGATCCTAGAATGGGGTGGAAAACCTGAGTACTTAACTTGGCCCAAACAACCGATATATAGAACATACAAATTAAGTCAGATCATCGACACACCAGACAAACTGCTGCGTGAGAAGATGCATTGCCGTGTCACAATCGATTTACCAATTAGTTTTGAAGAAGCCAACTTCATCAAGGAACAGTTCATTCCGCAGTACAATCTGCGTGAGTTAATGTTGATTCCAGAGAAGGTACAAGTGGAATCCACAGCTACTCCTATTGATATCACATTCGAAAGTGTTGACACTATAGTGATGAATCAGATCAATGCCATTGAAAGCGATACCTACGACAAAGGCCTACTATTGGATATCTATAAAGACCTATGATAAAAATTAAAAATCTAACTGTTCGTAATTTTATGAGTGTGGGCAATCAAACCCAGGCCATAGACTTTGACAAAGGGCAATTGACTTTGGTTCTGGGTGAAAACCTAGACCTAGGTGGTGACGATTCAGGTGCCCGCAATGGCACAGGTAAAACCACTATCATTAACGGTTTAAGTTATGGTATCTACGGACAGGCACTAACTAACATCAAACGTGACAATTTGATCAACAAGATCAACAGCAAGGCCATGTTAGTCACTGTGACTTTTGAAAAAGATGGTGTTGAATATCACATAGAACGTGGTCGCAAGCCTAATCTACTAAAGTTTTCAATCAATGGTGAGGAACAGGATCTAGAAGATCTAGATGAGTCACAGGGAGATTCTAGAGAAACACAAAAAAGCATTGAAGAAATGATAGGCATGAGTCACGAAATGTTCAAACATCTCGTGGCATTGAACACTTATACCGAACCATTCTTGGCCATGAAGCCCAATGATCAACGCAGTATTATTGAACAACTGTTGGGTATTACGCTATTGAGTGAAAAAGCAGAGAATCTCAAAGAACAACTGCGATTGACCAAGGATGCTATTTCCACAGAAAACACACGCATAGAGACTGTGAAGGCTTCCAATGACCGAATTCAACAAAGCATAGACGCTCTAGAGCGCAAGCAGAAGCTATGGGATGAACAGAAAGAAACTGCCATAGAGAACCTTAGAAAAAGCATCGATAGACTCAGTACCATAGACATTGATGTTGAGATTGCAGCACAAAAAACATTGGTAGAGTGGACAGCTAACAAAAAAGAACGTGACAATCTCGTGTCCTTGATAGCAAAACAAACTGCTACTGTGGAACGTGAACAAAAAACTTTGGAAAAACTAGAACAAGAATCAACTTTGTTAGCAGCTCACAAGTGTCATAGCTGTGGTCAGGATATACATGATGCCAAACACGAAGACATGGTTAGTGCTAAAAACAAACAGGTAGAGGAAAGTCGTGCATCTATCGCAGAACATCAATCGGAACTTGCGACATTCAACGAAGCATTGAGTCTAGTAGGAGAACTAGGTTCGTGTCCTCAGGTACACTATGACAGTCTAGAGCAGGCTCTGAATCACAAGAACACACTAAGTGGCTTGGAAAAGGACGTTGAAAACAAACAAGACGAAACTAATCCTTATCTAGAACAGATTGAAGAATTAAAAAATACTGCGGTACAGGAAATATCTTGGGATCATGCTAATGAGTTAGTGCGTGTCAAGGAACATCAAGAATTCTTGTACAAATTGTTAACCAACAAAGACTCGTTTGTGCGTAAACGCATCATTGATCAAAACTTGGCATTCTTAAATCAGCGTTTGACCTATTATCTAGACAAGATTGGATTGCCGCACATTGTGGAATTCCAAAACGATCTATCAGTTATTATCACACAACTGGGTCAAGACCTAGACTTTGACAATCTAAGTCGCGGTGAACGCAATAGATTGATATTATCTATGTCATGGGCATTCCGTGATGTATGGGAAAACCTATATCACAGCATCAATTTATTGTTTATAGATGAGTTAGTAGACTCAGGCATGGATAGTAGCGGTGTTGAAAGTTCAATCGCAGTGCTTAAAAAGATGACCCGTGAACGTGATAAGAACGTTTTCTTGATTTCGCATAGAGATGACTTGACCAGTCGAGTGAATCATGTATTGAAAGTGATCAAAGAAAACGGCTTTACTAGTTACTCCAACGATATTGACATTGTAGAATGACCACAGAAAGTCACGATAAAATGATTGCTGCTTTTCAAGAATATTTTAAGTGGCAAGAACGATTTGAATATAAAGGCTCCGACGAAGCAGGCATCAAGGCACGCTATTGGCTATCAGAAATACGCAATCTAGCATCAACCAGGCGCACAGAAATACAGGAAAAAAGAGAACAGAGAAAGCTAGCCAGAAAAGGCATCAAGGGAAGACCTCCCAAACTAACTAAGTGAGTGCAATGGACGTATCAAAATCAATCAGTAGAAGAAATACCTGAAGGCTATATTGGCTTTGTTTACCTCATCACGAATCTACACACCGGGCAAAAGTACATAGGCAAGAAACTAGCACAGTTTAAACGCACGAAACCACCACTCAAAGGCAAAAAACTTAAAAGAAGATCTGTAGTAGAAAGCGATTGGCGCGAATACTGGGGATCATCTGATAGGTTAAACGCAGACGTCCAAGCATTAGGTCCGGAAAATTTCACAAGAGAAATACTTTATTACTGTCAAAGCAAGGCAGAAATGTCATATTTAGAGGCAAGAGAACAGTTTGAACGCAGGGTTTTAGAAACAGATGACTATTATAATGGCATTATAAACGTCAGAGTCGGCGGATCAAACATACTAAGACAACGTCTTTTAGAACAATCAAAGGCAAAATAACGCGGTTTTTTTGGCTGGCGCAGGCCCAAGTTCGTGCGCTCTATACCTGGTCTACGTGTACTCAGGGACGGAAATCCATGCCGCAATGGTACTCAGCAACTACCCATTTGGATGAAGATCACTTATAAGACCTGTGATTTTGCTGTTTGAAAAGGAATAAAAGGGCAAAAAGAAGGGAGAAACACCCTTAGGTTATTGCGTGTGTTAGCGTATACGTGATAATCCACCGTCAGGATAAGACGCAACTCGAGGTACCGGCTGACCGCCTCTGTAATTGTTGTAACGCTAAGTGTGCTGTGCGACTCGCATAATGTACTCTTTACCCGGCAACGGGTTAAGTGTGGCTGAACAATCTGCATAATGCTAAAATGCTTCGCATTTATAGTTTTTTCACAACTTTGATATTATCAAGAAAAAGAAAAAATGCTTTGAGCGCAAGCGAAAAAGCAAACGAGCGTAAGCTCGTTTTTAATAAATAACAAACATATCACAAATGTTGGCAGAACTATGAGAATAAATCACGTAATCAAAGAAAATATATTCGAATCATTTGACATTGATCATCGAGATCCCTATTTCGAACATTGGCAAAGAGAAATCCATCCTTTATTGATGGAAGTGGCTCTAGCACCTGAACAGATCAAACAGTTATTCAAAAGCATAGAAACCACTGCCAGTGCTCAGGGTTCTAATCGTACAATGGCAGGCAAAGCTGTAGACGCTGCTGGTGAAGTTAGTGAAAAACTCAAAGACATGTGGTACAATAAGCTAGGCGGTGCACT